GTTCCCATCCGAGACCAGACAAATCCATATCAATAGGAACCCAAACTTCCATGAAGTTGAATCCCTCTGCATGGAATCTGGCCTCATCGACAGGACGAGACATTTCCCTGCCACGAAGCGTAGGCTTTTCAGTCTCGCTCTCTGTGGCATAGCAGCGAACAGTATAGCGTGCCATTGCACACCTCCTTTCCAGCGATTTCAGAATCCGGAAGCAATTGCTCAACCAGCGATGCCAACGCAGGTCAACCGCATTGGCAAAAGCGATCCGCGTTCGACCTGGGTATGCTCTGGGTTATTTCATCTTCTCAAAGTGTGGAATATGTTTTGAGAATCCGATCAACTTCTTTCCGAATCTCCCGAAGCGTATCCACAAGGAACTTATTCGCCTTTCCTAAAAATTTTTCTTGACAAATTCCAGAATTCGTTTAATTTATGAATCATGATTATGGAACGACGTGTCTCACACCGCCACCTTTTCGGTGGTCAGACTATTACCTGGCAAGCTTTTGACGAAGAAGAAGCGAAAAAGCGTGGGATTTCCTATTCCTACTGGAAGGATATCCACTATTCCCAGGAAACTGCAGAGAAAGTGCCCTTTTTTGTCCTTTCCGATGACGGAATCGTGGTTCCCATCTACTCCATTTCCTTCATTCGCTCCGGAATCGTCCTCAGAAGCGCTTTTGGAGAGTTTCATCTCCCCAATAGTGGGTCTCGGTACTATCATGACCGAGCAAAAATGCTCGTTCTTACCGAAAATCGCTCTCAAACCGAGGATTATATCAATTATAAGTCCACTCCTGGGGCACTTTTACGGGGAGCAGTAGTAAGAATGGCGGCAAATGGTCTCGATGTGGGAGAAATTGTCAAAATTTTGTGCGTTTCTCCGAAAAGTCAGCGAGCGACAAAGATAAAACAGTTCTATAAAAGCGAGGAGTGTACCAGAATGGTAAGAGAAGAAGTCAGAAAAATACTAGAAAACTGTGGAGTTACCGAAGAAGCGGTAGTAAAAATGCTTCTGGAGGCAAGAGAAGTTGCATTGGAGAAGAAAGATGCTGCCAATATGCTTCGGGCTGCAGAAAACTTTGTGGATATGTATGGAATGAAGGAGAAAGATCGACAAATTGACACTCGAACTTTCGAAGTGGAGTCCGAAGTGGAAGACCTAAAGAAGCTGGAGAAAGTCTCCGATCGTCTTAAACTTACTCAAAAGGAGGAGAAAGATGCCCAGACCAACTAAAGATTTCTTGAAATATGCTACCAAAGAGCAACTTCAGGAGATAATTAACCGAATGTATAGAGTCGGTGGAGGTACTTATGAAGGAGCTGCACATTCGTATGATTCCGGTGCTCAGGAGTTCAATAAACTTGTAAATCGCAGAAATTATCTTCAGAGACACCCAGAAACCGTAATTCCAGTGTGGCAACCGGAACCAGAACCTTATGTTCCTCCAAAAAAGGATGTAGAATTTCCAGGAAAAAAAACAAGAACCGGAACTTCGTTTTCTCAAAGGAAGAAAGAAATAATTGCAGCCTATGACCGAGGAACAGCAAATGTTGGAAGTTGGATTGAAGATGTTGCTGACAAAGTAGAGAGAGAGGCTTCTTCGCTTTCACAAAATGTATTTGAAAAAATTGGGAAAATCACCGGAGAGGCGAGAGAAAGGGTTCCAAGTGTTGTGGAAAGCGGAGCAGAAAATGTGTGGGATACGATTGCCAAGATAGTTGGTGGCGGTATTGCTGGAGGAGCATATGCGGCAGAAAAAGCAGGAAACTGGATTGAAGAAGCTATAGAAAATACTGGAGATTGGTTAGGCAATGCTGTGGGAAATTTGCGAAAAAGTCTTTCTTTCTCCTCTTCTCCTGCTAAGAAATCTGCAACTATGCCTGGAAGAGAAATTTCTTTCACAGATACTCTTTTCGCTCCAACAAGTGGACATTCAGAAGAAGAAATACGACGTATCAGGAAAGAATCAAGGTCTGCAGATACTACGGATATCGATAATATGAATTATCAAATACTCCGGCAGGCTGGAGCTTCTCCGGAAATAACAGAGTATGTCCTCAGTATGATTAAAAGGAATAGATATGGAAAAGGAAATCCACTCATTCTCGAAGAGCAAAAAAGCGGAACAATTTATTATTCTCCAGACGGAAAACAGATTCAAGTAATTCCGGCTGCAACTGCAGGAAAGGCAAGAAATTTGGAAGACGTGAAAGAATATGTTCCTCTCACTGCAAAACAAATTCAAAATTATGATCGAAGAAGCGGAGGCAAGAAAAATCCAGAAATACCAGGAAAGCGTGGTTTTTTTCAACTTTTCGGGAAAGAATATTCTTGGCTTAATCCGGCTACTTATCCAGAAGCTGCAGAATATTGGACAAAAAAATTCGGGAGCAAGGCACATCAGCAATCATACCATTTAGTTGTTCCAGGAAGCTTTGATAGAAATGATCCATATCTCAGTGTTCAAGGTGTTTCGGCGCAATATCTTAACCCATTTCAGCAACTTGCAAACGCTCTTCATTCTGGTACTGGACGAATGGTTGCACTTGCAAAAGATTTAAGTTATGCTACTCCAGGTTGTAGTACTCCGCTTGATCCAGAAACTGGAGATACATGGGAAAATCTGTACAATTATCTACGAAATGAAAAAATTGCTGGGAGAAACCCAGTGTTTGCAACATTCTGGGATTTGACCGGAAAGGAAGGATACTAATGGCAAAGAAATCTAATTGGATTGCCAAAGCCGCAAAAAGCATTTCCGAGAAGGGAACGGAAGGTGCTTTCACTGCGCAGGCACATGCCGCTGGATATAACGATGTTCTTGCTTATGCCAGACATGTTTTGGCGAATAAGTCTCGCTATGATACCCGAACTATAAGACGAGCAGTATTTGCTCTCAATGCGAACAAATGATATCTGATTTCTCTCTGATTCTGAAGGAATTGAAGAAAGAGTTTCCCGAAGCAACCGACTTCGAGATATTGAAGATGGCGATGCGGATTTCTATTCCCATCTTTGCCACCACTTGTCTTCCCAGGTCGGTACCCTTGACAATGCCGGAGGTACACTTTGAAATCTACGATCTCCTTCAGGATAGAGAAACGAAGAAGTTGGCGATTGCACTGCCGAGAGGAATGGCGAAGAGTACGATTGCCTCGTTTATCTACATCCTTTGGGAAGTGCTCCACAAGTCCCCAGGCAAGGACTTATTCGTTGTTCTTATCTCCGAGTCCCGCAGTCAGTCAATTAACTTTCTTACCCGAATTAAGAATACTTTGGATCACAATAGGAAAATTCGGAAATACTTCGGAGACCTCGGTTCCAACACTGCGGAACGCTGGAGAGAAGATGATATTATTCTTGCCAATGGGGCTCGGGTTCTTTCTCTTGGTACTGGTCAGAAAGTACGGGGATTGATCAAAGATGACACTCGTGCGAATATTATTGTTCTTGATGACTTCGAATCCGAAATGAATGCCAATACTGCAGAATCTCGTGCTTCCAACCGAAAGTGGATTACGGAAGCTGTGATTCCTTCTCTTTCTCAGCCGGATGGAAGAATAATCGTAATTGGTACCACTATTTCTGAAGATTGTTTCCTTCAGTGGGTGAAGGATGCTCCGGATTGGAAAGTAATCTGGAAATCGATTATTGATGACGATGGGAAGAGTATCTGGGAAGAAATGTATCCGATGGAAAAGATCGAAGAAATCCGACAAGGTTTCGAACACATGGGCAATATTTCTGGATTCTTTCAAGAATATATGAATGAACCCCAAGCTCCAGAAGATGCACCTTTCCGACCGGAATATATTCATACCTATGAGGGAAAGATTGAAGAAGTAAACGGAGAATGGTATATTGACTATTTGGGAGAAAAACGATTAGTATATCTGTTCATGGGTATTGACTTGGCTTCGGCTCTTTCTCGGCATAGTGACTATACTGTGATGACCACCATTGGTATTGATGCCGATGGATACCAATTTGTTGTAGATATGGTAAGAAGAAAATGTAATCCTGCAGAGCATCCACAGATGATTATTGACCTCTACAAGAAGTGGCACCATCGTGGTGTATATATTGAGTCGCAATCCTATCAAGAAGCGTGTCGGCAGGCGGTAAGACAGATGATGTTGAAGGAAAATATCTATATTCCTGGAATTGAAAAGAAAATCACACATCGGACGAATAAGTCTCAGCGATTGATTGGTCTCGTACCGATAATGGCTCAGGGAAAACTTATTTTTCGACAAGCCCTCGATATAGAAGCAGAAAGGGAATTCTTGGCATTCCCCAGAGGAAAACATGACGATATACTTGACAGTATTTGGATGGCGTCAAACTTTGGTTTCAGACCTCCGAAAAGAAAAAATAGCAATGTTTCGGAGCAGAATGTTGCGAAGAATGGAGGTCGGTTGAGTTGGATGGTAGTATGAAGAAGAAAGAAGAAGATATCGATGCCGAAGGTATTGCCCGATGCATCGTTTGGACAAATAGAGTGGGAGCTGTGGTGAAAGAGTTGAAAGAACACGGTATCTCTGCCACAGACAACACAGAACTTATTCGCTTCATAATAGAGAAAGCGTTTCCAGGAGAAGAAGAACTCCTTCCTGGAAGCTCTGCAATTGGCTTCATAGGCGAAACGACAGACCTATTTGAAGAAGATGTAATATCTGGGAGAACAAAGTGAAGAAAAAGAAAAATGTATTAAACTCAAAAGATACGGAATATGCCGAAGAAACTCAGGAACTGTTTGCGAAGTTCAGTTCTGGAAATAGAACTATTTGGGCAAATCAGGCAGTCGAGGACAGAGAGTTTCGCTATGGAAAACAATGGTCTGAAGAGGATGTTAAGATACTTGAATCTCGTTCTCAAGCGGCTCTTGTTATCAATCGTATTCATCCTGCAGTAGAGTTGGCAAAAGGTATTCTTACTTCCAATCATCCAACTTTTCGAGTAACTGCTGCAGAAGATTCAGACAATCAAACAGCGGGAGCAATGAATGGACTTATTCAGTATATTTGGAATATTTCGCAAGGAGACAGACAACTCTCCAAAGCAATAGATGATTTTTATGTCACGGGAATGGGCGTTCTACTTGTGTATATCGATCCTTATGCCGATGGTGGAAGAGGTGAAGTGAAATTCAAAGCAATCGATCCTCTTCAAGTATATATTGACCCGAATTCTCAAGATGAATTCTGTAGTGATGCATCTGATATTATCATCAGCCGCACTTACACCAAGGGGCAACTTCAGCGTTTGTACCCATCCTACACTGAAGCAATCGATACGGCAAGTGGAAACAGTTTTCGCAGTGATATGATCAACACTGGGAATAAGGGTGATAATCTTATCGTATTTGCCGGAGTTGAGAATCCGGATCTCTTCGATGGTGAATACATCCGTGGTTATGAGCGTTATACCAAGGTCTGGGTAGAATTGGTTCGAGTATTCGAAAGCTGGAGCAGGGCAGAGTATACTCTTACCCCTGAGAAGTTTGAAGAATACCTCCAGCGCCCAGTTTGGATTATTAACGGAAACATAACTACCGAAGAAGTTCTTGCTCGTCAGGCAGCAGAACGTCTTATGGCAGAGTATGAAAAGGCTCTTGCCCAATATCAGCAACTCATCCAAGTTGCTCAGCAAAATCCAGAATATGCACAAGCCATTGCGGAGCAGGGGATGCAACCCCCTCAACCTCCACAAATTCAGCAAGTCACAATGCTGGAACTTGCGGAGCAAGGATTGATTACTGCGGTAAAGGTGCCTATGCAACGGATTCAGATGGGTTTCGTTGCCGGAGACAAGACCCTTTACCGACGCTTGCTCAATTGTGAAGAGTATCCGATAATCCCGTTGATGAATATGCATACCGGTTCACCATACCCTCTGTCCGATGTCAGGCTGGTGAAAGATATGCAGAAATATATCAACAAGATTCGGTCTCTGATTGTTGCGCATGCGTCCACTTCCACAAACGTGAAAGTACTTGTTCCAAGAGGAACTGATGTGGAAGCCCTAAAAGAACAATGGGCTCAACCCGGAGCAATAATCGAACTTGACTTCACTGAAGGTCAGCCCGTTCCCGTAGCTCCACTACCAATGCCCAATGAACTCTATCAGAATGAGATCATGGCGAAACAGGATATCGACCACGAACTTGGTCTGTTTGAGAACATGATGGGAAGTCCTCAGGCGGCACCAGATACGTATCGTGGAATAATGATGCTCGATGAGTTTGGGCAGAGACGAATCAAAGTAAAGCAAGCTGTTATTGAACAAGCACTTACTCTTCTGGGAAAAGTTATTATTAGCTTCGTTCAAGAATTCTACATTGCGGAGAAGATGATTCGGATATTGCAGCCAAACAACTCTCTCTCTGAATTCGCTATCAATAAGCGTCTCTATGACGATTATGGAAAACAGATAAGCGTAATGAACGATGTAAGCGTAGGAAAGTATGACCTAATGGTTATTCCTGGTTCTACACTTCCAGCCAATCGTTATGCTCAGTTAGAATTCTATAGAGACATGTATCGAGACCAAATCATTGACAGAGTAGAAGTACTTAAGAAAACAGATGTATTTGATATTGAAGGAGTTCTGAGTCGTATTGACACCATTGAACAACTTCAGCAAGCACTACAACAAGCACAAGAAAAAATCAAAGAGCTTGAAGGAGACCTTCAAACTCGAGAACGAGAACTTTTCCATTCACGTCTTGATCAAGCTGTATCAACTGAACGAATGAAGTTGCGTGAAACCGCACTTGAACAGAGGAAGGCGGAAGAACTATACAGTGCAAGATTAAATGATACGCTCAGAAATGCCGGCAATGCCGCTGCCCTGGAAACACAAAGAATGATGGTGGAAGAACAAACTCGTCGAAATTCCCAAAAGGAGGAATAATGCTACAACCACAATATGACATGTTCGGAGTACCCATTGATGACTCTTGGGAAGATGATACAAACTCGGCTTCCTTTGGAACACCCGAAAAAAAGGACGAGAATGCTACGCAGCCCTCGGATAACGATCAGGTTCGTTACCAATATTGGCAGTCGCAGTTTGATCAAGCCCAGAATCAGTACAAAAAGCTTCAGGAAGAGAATGAAGCATTGAAACAACAGCTGAACAGTATTCAGCAGCAACTTGCTAATACTGCTTCACAGCAAACCCAAAACCAAACACAAGAAGAAGACGAAGAATTTCCTGATCCACCGCCTGCACCTGTAAGACCATTTAACTTCAGCCAGGTGGAAGCATATAGTGATCCAAACTCGGATTCTGCAAAGTATATGGCTGCACTCATTGATTACAACACCAGAATGAATCAGTATAATGCACTGAAAAATGAGTGGCTCCAAGCAAAACAGCAGGAACGACTGGAAGCCTTGCAAAGAGAACAGGAAGCGAAAATTGGACAATTGAGAAGTGCCAACGAAGTGAAGACAGCTTTGGATAGCGTGATTAGTACGGTTATGAACAATTATGGAGTAGATTACAACACCGCCATAGACTTTGTTCAGACAATGTCGGACGATAAGTCTGTGACGCTTGATAATCTCTTTCAGCTGTATCAGTTGCAGAAGGCACAGATGCAACAGCAAAGTGGAACAACTCCAGCTCCAACCGTTCCAAGACCTATGTACTCTCCGCCTCCAAATCCAGGAGCTCAGTACAATCCCTATGGAGCAAATGTTCCTTCTCCGGATTTTCTGCAAAGACAGAGAGCGCAAAGCATACCACCCACAATGGGAGTGCATAACGCTCAGTCCGAAGGAGCAACTGACCCAACACTTGAACTTATTCGTCAAGCAATTGCACTGAGCAACAAGAATACTCAATATTGAAAATAGGAGAAATGAAAAATGGCTACTAACTTTTACACAACTTCACAAGGCGGAACTTATACTCAAACTACTGTTCCTCCTGTGAATATAAGTCTCGACAATCTGCGTCGGACTTTCGATCTGAGTGGAGAGATTGCAGAACTGCGACCGCAGGAATCTCCCTTCTTCTCTTATCTTACACGGCTTCGGAAGATTGCAACTCCCGACCCTGTATTCAAAATGATGGAACAACGTCACCAGTGGCAACGGAGAAACTTCTATGTTTCTACTGGAGCAACATTAGCTTATAACAGTGTTACTGATCTGCAAGTATCTTGTAAGTATGATTCTCGTGGAAAGACCACCACAGCAGCCCAAGCACCAATATTTTTCGTCCAAGGGCAGATAGTGGCGATTGAAAAGGTTACCAATGGTTCTAATACTGGAACATTCTACGGAAGAGTTACTTCGGCTACAACTGCTAGTGGATTTACCAAAGTTACTATGACTCCATTGTTTATCCTTACTGCAACCAGTAAAGCTGCCATTACCTCCGGAAATGTAGTTTTTCCAGTTAATGCCCGTGGACAAATTGTGGGAACGGCATATCCAGAAGGTTCCGGAGCTCCAGATAGTTGGTATGATTTTCTAAGTCAGACCGAAGGATATGCTCAAATATTCAAAACTGCCTGCCCGATGATGTCTGGTTCTGCAATGGCTACTGAATATCGGGGAAAGAAAAATGAATTCATGCGAATTTGGGATGAAAAACTGCGTGAGCATAAGATGGATATGGAACATGCCTTCCTGTTCGGAGTGGGAAACGTAAATGTAACTACTGGAGCATTAGACGCAGAAACAAACGCCGCTGTAAAAAGATATACTTGGGGAATCCTTCCCTTTGTATCTCTGTATGGTAATGTTGCTACATTCAGTTATTCCAATAGTGGATATAATAACTTCGTAGACTGGTCAAGAGATATGTTCGCTCCGGAAAATGGAAACAGTGGAAGCAAACTGGTTTTGGCTTCTCGGAAACTAATCTCTTGGTTCAACAAACTGGGGAATGGAACATTCTTGGGCAATACTCTTGCTGGTGGTTCCGCTCAGTTGGATATTCAAAATGTCAAATCTCAATTTGGTTTCAACCTTACTCGAGTAAGTTGTGTCTTTGGCGACTTCAATTTCGTTGCCAATCCTCTACTGAGGGAACAGTGGGAAGACTACTGTTTGGTAATCGATTTGGGTCAGGTTGCATATCGTCCACTTGTCGGAAATGGTATCAGCCGTGATACCTTCTATCAAACCAATGTTCAGGCTCCAGATATTGACGGTCGTATTGATCAGATTATAACTGAAGCTGGAATGCAAATTACGCTTCCTGAGACACATGCTGTGTTGAAGTGGAATGCATAAGGAGGAAAGATGGCTTGGTCAGAGGTAACTGGAACACAAGACACTAGATGGAAAGCTTACGAAGAAAAATACACTGGATGGAAAACTTACGAAGAAACACTTGACTTTACTGGTACGGATGCTCAGACGATATATTCTTCTGCGCTTGCCAGTTTTCAGGGGAATGTTGTTCTTCCCGCTGCAATTATTTCTTCAACCAAGAATATAACAGTAACTGCAGACACGATAAAGTTGCAGATTTCAGTAGATGGGACGCATTGGTCGGATATGGTAACCGGAACAAATCCAGCTATTTCCGCTGCAACAACTGGATGTGGAATATCTCTTGATGTAAGAAATATCAAAGCGCCCTTCTATCGCATTGCAATCACTCTTACTCCTGCTGCAACTGGAAATGCAGTAATTCAATATGCGGTGAAAGAATAATGATACTGAATCGGATTGATATTCAGGACTATGTGAATTCCATTCTTGGAACGAAGGATATTATCATAGAAGATAATGTTCTTATGTCTGGCATGGAAGATATAGTCAATCGTATTGGGATTGTCAATCCGAAAGCACTGAAGGTATTGGAGACGCCAGTAATCCTCACTCGTTCCTCCAGCTCTGCTACTGGTGTCTCCAGCTTTTCTACTATGCTTCAGTATGTTCCGGCAGATAATGAAGAGATAAAGGTCTACTATGTGAGAGGCAAGATTCCAAAATTGGCAATCCGAGTAGATAATCCGGAACAGATAATGAATCCATATTCGCTGCTGAATGATGGTTCGTATGGGAAGCACTACTATTGGTTGGAAGGCAAAAACTTATTCGCATATCCACCAATCCCGGCAGGAGCTGAAGATACAGAACGCTATTGTGCAGAGATTGTGAAATATGGGATTGAAGGTGGTGGGAAACTTATTTGGCATGACCGCTATAAGTATCCATTGGCACTGTATTGTTCTATATTTGAGCTCAATAAAGTATTTAATGCCTATGTTTCCCTCCTCGTGAATAAGATGATTACAGATAAGATACCTTATGATTATTCAAATGTGGAGAAGCGACTCAACAAAGACGATGTGGAACTCGCTTCAGCAGAGCTGCAGAAAATTCAAACAATTATAAGCGAACAAGCTACTGCTTCGGATAAGCTTCGGGTAACGATGGAGAATGTTGTGAATATTCTTCAACGGATAAGAAACTTGAGACAGGAATACTATGACTGGTTTGGTGTTCTATCACAAGCACCAGGAGGAGTACAATGACAAATGGTGAATTACTTGCACTCGCTCAGTTGATTGTACCGGAGCTTACGGCAAAAGCTTTTGTGCAATTCTATAATATCGCTTTTGAGAAGATTTCCAGGGAAGTAAGATTACTGACTCAAATTCTTAAACCGAAAATTGTAAATCAATATGAAGACCCCAATAACTTCAGGAAATTGGATATAGTCAAGATTGATAGCGTGAAAGATACTTCTAGAGACGATGTCTACTGGGAAGTGAGACATGGAAAACTATTGATATACGATTCTAATAAAGAGCTTATCACAAACGAAACTATTGGAAATCATAATTTGGAAATAGAATATTGGGTACGCATAAGTAAAGCTATAAAATTGTCGTTTCCAACTGATGATGATATTGAAAGTAATCCGAATATTATTGAAGAATGGAATGAAATGATTCCTGGAGTAGAAGATACCGAAGTTCAGCTATGTGCACTCTATTTGATGATTACAGAGTTGGCTGGAATCTTTCCTATGGAGCCTGGAACTGTTGAATTATATGCGAATAAGTTCTCTGGTGCTTTTCAGGCAGTTAAAACGAAATATAATAGCGGGAATTCTCCTGCGACAATTACACAGGTATACTTCTGATGTTGAGAAGAGAACCACTCGGAAAGACACTTATCTTCGCACACAATAAGTTTGCGATTCCGATTTTCCATGTTCAGCAGAAAGAAGAATTGCCGAAGCATTCTGAAGTTCAGATTGCAACTGCGATTCCTACATCTGTTGGTCTTCGTGTACCACTGAACCTTGGACACCAAGAGAAGAAAGAGATGGGAAAAAGGTTTAGAGATATTTCTGTTTCTTTCCAGAAAAAGATAACAATGTGCAAGCAAGCGAGTAAGTTGAAGGTCTTTGGTATACAGCCCAGAAGTATAAGTTGGAAGAAGAGTTTCAATCTAACACGTAGATATAGTATCGGTATACTGCACAAGCAAACTTACTCGCTTCTTAAAAAAATAGGTCTTCGAGCGCTTACCGTAATCTACGAAGCGTTCCAAAGATTCTTAATCTACATAAACGGATTACTGAAGCAGGTAATCTATACAAACAGAAGCAGGATAGAAATCCTGATTGAGAAAATACAAGGAGACAAATAATGCTGCCATACACAGTAACAATGAATGCATATATCAACGATTATACTGGAGAGATAGAAAGAGAGATTACAGTTGGTTCTTCTCATGTTATGGATTTGACGAACATAGAACCCCTAAGTAATTATTTCTATCACTATTGTAGAGATTATAAAATACCGATTATAAACCAATTAAAACTTGAGTTTATAGAGCCAG